TAATTGAACTAAGTTAAACTCGCTAGATTGAAGTTTTCTTTCTAAATCTACAATATGATTAACCATCATTTTTTGTTCATTAGAAAAGTTATTCATATCGTATTCTTTATCATCGATTTTAACTACTGACTTTTCTTTTTCTTTTTTAGCCATGTTATCTCCTATTTTCTTTTTAACCCTAATCTTTGCATTAAGGTTCTGTTTTCTTCTTCTAGTTGTTGTATATGTTGTGTTTCCATTCCTTCAACGGAAGCATTCAATACAGTAACTTTTTCTTCTAAATCTTTTAATCTTCTATCTTGTTCTGCAAATTTCATTTGAGCTTGATACCAACTACCTGTAACGACAGCTACCGCTATCATAGCTTTAATAAGAAAAGCTACAGATATATGGATTTGAGCGTCTTCACTAATACCTTTCGACATCTATTTCAAACTCCGTTGTGTCTGGTGGTAATTCAGTTCTAATCCCAAGCTTTTCTTCAAACTTATTTACTGCGGGTTCTAAAGTTCCCTTTTCATCCGCAACAACAATCACAATCGCAATCACACATAATGTATAGAACCATGTCATTTCCTTTCATCCATTTAATCTAATCACTTCCAGCGTTCCACATAACGTAACATCCTACCGCTAATACAATAAAAACAATAATACCTGGTATAATATCTACCATTTAGTTACTTCCATTGTTAATTCTTTGAGCATTAATATAAAACTCGTCAAAATGAATAGATGCACTATCAAGTTGCATATGTATTGTTTTCATTAATGAATCTACTTCAAACATTTCTCTTGCAATTTCTTCTTTTGTTTTACCAATTCTTATATCTTCACAAGAAGCTATAAAAATAGAACTTATTGAAATAATCAAAAATGCAGTAAACATTCCTTTTAAAAAAGATGGAACAATATTTATTTTAATATCTTCCATAATCCTTATCGCCTACTTTTCCTTTAGAAAATTTTCTTTTTTTATTATATTTATTTTGAGTATATCCAACGTAATAAGAAATTATAGCAACTCCGCCTACTATTATCCATTTTCTAACATTTGTTCTTTTTTCTTTTCGTTGCTGTATTTTATCAGCAATATAAACTTCCCTATTAATAGGTCGAGAATACCCCTTATAATAAAGAGTATCCCTATACGCGCTAATAGAATTTGCTCTTCTATCTCTTTGTTCTTGTCTAGTAATTTCTTTATCAGTATCAGTTAACTGAGCAAATAAAGGTGTTAATAAGACTAAAATTGTCGTATATAGTATTTTTTTTACCAAGGTTTCCCTTTTCCTGTAGTTGGATTCTCTTCAGCATCTATTTGGCTTGCAATTCCATCTTCTATTGACTTAACCTCATCATCTCCAAGAGATGCTTTTACCCATCCAACCACTGTATCTTCGTCTAGCTTATCGTACTCTACAAAAGCATTATCTTTCCAAGGGTCTTTGGCTTCTGTTTTTACATCACCTACTTTTTTACCTTCAGGTATATCATCACCATCTTTGTATTTTATTTCAGAAACTTTATCTGAATCAACCGCAATAGAACCATAATTACTACCAGCATATATAACCTTTTTACCATCTTTTGTTACTTCTTTTGCATTACTGGCAGTCCAATGAACAGATGTAACTACGTTTGATTTACCGTCTTTTGAAATCTCGTACTCTAATTGATTTATTGACCATTTAATTGCCATTTTTTAACTCCATATTATATTTAATTTTTACCAAGGGGTAAATTGTTGTAATCCATATTGTACAGCTACAAGCTTTGTTTCACTACCACTAAAAGATACATCTTCTTGTGCAATCCCTATGACCATTGAAGGGCTTGCTGTAGCTTTCATTCCAATACCTTCTGCTGAGGAAGTACAAATACCATCACCAACTTTTATATTGCCACCTTCATTATTACATATAATATGCCCATCACCTAAAACCAATGCTTGGTGCAAATTATCTGTTTGTGCCATCACATTTCCTTCTGAATCAAGTTCTGTGCCATTCATACAAGAACCATAAGCACCTAAGACTTTTTTAGAATTAGCAGACTGTGATTTTCTCACATTGTAGCGTATGCCTCTTTCAGTATCAGCACCATTTTTTTGGGTATAAGATAAAGATGTGGTTTCAAGTAATGTTCCATAAGGATAAGCATTTTCACTTGACTCACTATTATTGTCTGCATCAGGTATAGAGCAAGGGTGATGTGCAGTAAATGCACCATAAGTTACAGTTCCGCCACTAAAAGTAATTTTTCCAACTTCTGTATCATCGCCATCTGCAAACCTTATAGCAGTATTTGTTGCACTACCATCATCTTTACCGCAAATAATATTAAGTCCATATCTATCAGAATCATCACCATCGTTTTGAATAGCGGTAGCGTAACCAGAGGCAACGTTACCATGCATCCAAATATGACCACCATCATAAATAGTCATTCTTGTTACTTTACTACCACCTGATTCTGATGTAGCAAACATAAGTTTACCACTACCGCTATTATTTTGTCTATTTGCTTGAATAGAACAATTACTGCTTGAATGGTCATAAAAATGTATAGCACCTAAAGAACCATCATTGTTTATAGTGTGTCCTTGTAATTGTAAAATAGCATAATTATTAGCACCTGCGTTATCTGTTGAAGATATACAAAGATGCCCTCTTTCTCCACCAAAATCAGCAGGTAATGAAGTAGACTTAATAGCAACTCTACCATCGGAAGCAATACGCATTCTTTCATCACTATTAACACCAAAAATAAAATCTTTACCAGTTCTTGAATAAATAAAATCTGTACTACTATCAAATCCAATATCAATTACATTAGCTCTTGTACTAAAATTACTATCTGCTTCTCCAATACCTATTCTACCACCTTGAGAATTTGAATTACCTTGAACAGCTAACCCATAACCTTGACTTGCAGTTTTTTGAAGAATGTGTAATGGAGCCGATATAGTATGTTGTGTATAATCACCTGAATTATCAACAGTTTGTATTCCTACAAAACCTGATGCTGTAATACGCAATCTTTCAGCAGGGCTTACAGAACCAACAGCAATAGTTTCAAAAGTCATAGCAGTAGCTTGATTAGACCTATTATCACTACCATCACCAGTCGTAACAATAGTTTTAATATTACCACCTTGATAAGAATAATCTGTACCTTGACCTTCAAACATAATTTGACCAAGAACATCGCCTGATTGGGTATCAGCTTGACCACTACCAGAATTATTTCTCGCTCCAAGTGCAAGTTTTACTTGACCACCTATAGCTGAACCTGTTCCTCCAAGATTAGATTGAATTAGCAATCCAGTTTCAGATGAGGTTGAAACAATGTGCATATTATTGTCTGGACTTGCAGTTCCTACACCAATTTTTCCAGAGCCATCTATAGCTAATCTATCATCTGTTTCTGCTGTTCTAAATGACATAACATCATTAGACTGGTTATATGAAATTAACCCTTCGACTG